CGGCAGAACCAGCAGAGGTGCAAGCAGTCTCAACGAAGACTAGAGCTTCTGTGATTAAAACCTTATCTCCCAACGTAGCGAGTGAGTAAGTGCCTTGAGCTCCCGTATCATTCGCAAAATCGTATTCTAACCATGCTTCTTGCTCTTCGTTGTTGAAGCCTCGAAGCGTTTTATGTGCAGCTGCATTAGCCATAGTTATTTCTCCCAAATATTAATGATTAATCGTTAGCCAACAGTAACAACTCGCAAGTTGCTAAGTTGCTTCTTACCAAACAACACATCCATGTTGACTCGTTGGGCTCGCTTACCGTCAACGCCTAAGTCATAAACTCGAACGTCGGGGCTTTGCTGAACTGCCATAGTCAAGAACATGCTGTTGAAGAAATAACTGGTATTTCCGGCTTCGCTTGTCCACTTGAATTCAAATCCCATGATTGGTGTTGCGATGGCACCTGTAGTCAATGGGCTACCAGCTGGAATGTAATCGCGGCTAGTGAATCCAGTGATATTGAAAAGATCATTGTATTGTGCAGCACCACAGACCATGACACGGCCCATTTCCTCAACGTCTGAACCATCGAGAAGTTCCTTAGCTTCAAGAATATCCGCCAAGGCCAGGGTTGTGCCTGAATCGTAGGCAATCGCGTGATCCGGAGCCGAAGTGCTTGGGGCAATGTCAGCAATGATCAGAGATTGCATCTTTTTCATGATTGAATGGATGGCCAAGTCTCGCAACTTGTCTTCAGCATCCAAGGATTGAGTCAACGCTCGCTTTGTAAGGATATAATCCTTAACTACCTGCTGATCGATAACAAGTTGTTGCTTGTTAGCGGTAACGGCGTCGGCATCGGCGCGTTGATCTTCTAAGATAACTTCTGCTTCATCAAATTGAGGAAAATCGTTGATATTAACGATATCACCCAATCCTTGAATCTCGCCCTCAAAATCGCGAGAAACGGAAGCGTTAAAAGGGATTGATTCCAACAAAGTTGGGTAGAATTTGGCACTCCACAGTTCTGGGGTGATCCCATCTAGCTCGGTGCCTTTAGTCATCACTTGATCAGCCATGATTAACTCCTTTTCATTTGGCGATATTTAAGACGAGCCTCGTGATATGGCTTCATATCGCCTTTTTTTCTACATTGTCTTTCGATTTCAATTAATTTTTCAGGTGTTAACTCAGTAGCCGGTGGTAACCCAGCACTAGAACCTGTTGCGCCATTCACGCGAGGAGCCTTCGGATTAGCGAAAGCGTATGGATACTTTGCCTTGAAGAGATCTACTGCTGAGTCTACGCCATCAACCTGAAAGCGTCCAGCACTCGTGACCTCAATCTGCAAATCAGAACCCCAATCGTGTAAATCAACTAGATTCTCGGCGTCATCTCTAAGGCCAGCTTTCTTCAAAGCCGGATAGATAGCTTTATATCGTTCGCTGGAAAAGACACTTTCTCGAAGCCGTTCCTTGGCTTGATTCGTCTCATCCAACTTGGATTTTGTGCTTTCATAGAGAGTTTTCCAGTCCTCTTTTTCTTTCAGGCCTTGGCTTTTCATGGTTTCTATCTGGTTCATCGCTTCGTCAAGCTTAGCCTGATATTCCCTGACCTGGCCCTTGAACTTATGCATATCATCCAGCGCTCTTTGGTGGTCTTTTCGATTCACTGAATCGTCTTGACTCTGATTGCCTTCTGAATTGCTCGGTTCTTGTTGTTGTTGTTGATTTTCGGCACCGCCGGACTGATCACCAGTACCACTGGCTTGATTGGATTCTGTCATAATTTTTCCCCAATTAAATTAATTAGTCAAATGCCCTAGTTAGGATACTTGTCACCAATCTATCTAATTTCTGACGAATCTTTCTAGAAAAATCTTCGTTTCGAATGGGGATAACTGGGCGTTTGGGTTGACCACCGGCCCCACGCCTATGCCCAATTTCTTTTAAAATGTTCTTTCGGCCAGTAAAGTAAATCCTGACCTTAGGCTTCTTACCTGGTGAGCCCGTTGACTTTAAGGCTCTTAAGAAATCACCAGAGAGATGTAGATTGACCGGTCTAGTCCTTTTGTTGGGGAACCTTTTGCGTACCAGACCTGGATACTTTTTCGCATTCTTGTATTTTGGAAATCTCTTACCGGTGATGGGGGAAATACCCTTTCGGATATTGTCTTTCATCAAATCAACCAGACCAATTCCGATTTTATCTAGTTGAGGTTTACGAATTTTCTTTAAATTGACGGTTTTCTTGAACTCCCGAATGATCTTGGCTTCGATTTTTCGCCTATTGGCCATCTAGAAATTCCTCGGCAATATCTCTCATCCCTGAGATGATATCACGCTTGAAAGTCTGGTTAGGCTTGGGAATGAACTCTCTGGGAGGGAGTTTGGATTTACCTGAGTGATTGTTGTGGCCATCGGCTTTCGCGGCTTCCCTTCCCTTAATCCGGAGTTCTAGGTTGCCAGCCCTATTGATCACACATTCCAGAGAGTCGAGCATATCGCCTTGTAGTTCCATATTGGCAAATAGTGACGATGAGATTTCTGATTTTTTCTTCTTATAGTCCTTGGAGAGCGAACGTTTCCACTTACCGCCGGATACCGGGCTTTTGCCATCCCCAACATGAGAAAGCACTTCTTCAAGGATGAATTCACAGAGTTCCTGTTTTGCTAGGCGTACATTGGATGAAGGAGTCGGGAGGCCCATCAACTCAAAGGGATCGAACTCGTATGAGATTTTATCAACCATTTCACCCTCGAAGAAGCAAAAGGGGTTTCCAGCATGCTAGTTGTCGGAACTGGACCCGAAATCTTTAATGTACATATTTTGTACGGCCGATGTACATAAAATGTATATTGATGGATTTGCCACTATTGCTATCATGGCATAGCCGAAAGCCCAACGGCGAGTTTAATCCCGGCGGAAGCCGGGCATGACATTAGCCTTCGGCAGATCCGTCATCACCTTCATCTGATTGAGTCGTTTCAACCGCGTTAGCGAAAGATGCTGAGAATCGTTGAAGTTTTTCCTCTTGGATTCGCATTAGCTTTTCCTTGGCCTCTTCTCTTGAGAGATCGGGGTTATCAATCATAATGAGATCTATTTTCTCATTTATCCCCAAGTCATCCCTTTTCTTGAGATTGTCCAACTTCTCACCTTCTGAAACTGGCGTCTTAGGTTCTGTAAACTTGACAGATACCGAGGCGTCGATAGGTAAATCCCCAACGTTATCCCATTCCTCAGTGAATTCAGCCGTGGAATTATATAGTTCCATCCATCTGTTAGTGATATCCCATAGTTCCGTCTCTATTTGGAGGTAGTGGCCCTGCTTGTCGGTGATATCCTCGGTAACTTCTGATTGCTCGATCAACATGGCGACGCCACTGGCAAAGTTCTGCACATCAAGCTTTGACGCCACATTGGAAGGACTGAGGTTGTTGGTGGTCAAGAGTAAGGCTAGGTGTGTCTCAGCAGAAGCCAGCCATGACATGATATCGGGATTTGCCGAAAGGATATCGACGCTAGGTTGGGGCTCATCGTTGGCCGGATCGTAATCCAAGATAATGGCGTTGTTGGGTCCGAAGTGGAACCTTTGGTTTGTAATTCCCTTGCCCGTTGCGATGAACTGGCCAAATCCCTGTAGATACTGGATAAAATACATGTCTGTGAGTAACTTGTTGATAAGTATCGAGCCATCAACCAAGTCATCACCACCTAAGGCCCAAAATTGGCCGTCTTGATCTTCGGCATTATTCACAGAAGGCAGCTTAGCAATGGGGTTTACCAATTGTTCGGGGCTTTTCTCTGGGATGATAGCGCCACTTTGATCGGTAGTGAAATGATACTTGTCAGTCCACCATACGTGGTGTTGCTTAGGCCCCTGGCCAGCGTCTTCTGGATCATCGGCTATGGTGTCATCAGTGCGGTTGGTCGTAGAGACGAATGGCTTTCTACCATGGCGACCGGCGTCGCTTTCATTCGGGGGTTGCAAGAACTCATCGCCCCGTTGGGTGAAATCGCTGACTATCAGGCATCTCATCACTTCACGATCGTTAGAAT